ATATAGACGCCCCGATATGAAAGGCTGGGCTGCCCGGTTGACTCCAAAAGGAAGTACCGCTGGGCGTCTCTCCGAAGGTTACGGAATCCTCTCGCTGTCAGACATGATCTTTCGCCCTCTCGGGCCGGACCCGGCATCGTGAGTCTTGGGATGGAGATCGGCGCCGATGCCGCCGCCGCGCGCACGCGCTGCACGCCCCATCGAGGGGGCCTTGCCGCTGCCGCTGATCGAGCCGCCGGTCGCCTTCTTGACCCGGCCGCCGGTCGTGAACCCGGCCGCAGCTGCAACCTTGCCGCCGCCCTTGCGGAAGAGCGGGCCGCTGCCGCGCGAGAGCGAAGCGTCCGGTTCATTTTTCGGGTGAGCGCCTTTCGCTTCGCGAACGACGTTCTTTGCGGCTTGTTTCTTGAAGGCGCTGCCGCCGCGCGCTCTGCATTCGCGATCTGTTTCGCCTCGCATCGAAGCCTCCTTCAGACTGGCGGGACGCCGAATAGCGGGCCGGGATTGAGCACACTTGCCGAGACCGCCGCAAGCGCCGAGATCGTCTGAGTGATCGAGAGGCGGCTTGCCCCATCCGGACCCGCGCCAGTCGAGCCAGCATTCGGCCCCTTCGTCGACATCTGGAGAGCGCCGCGTGGATCGCCGGTCGTCGTCGTCGCGGGGTTGGTGAGATCCGCGTACTGGATCACACCACCCGCATAGGCCGCGCCAGCCTCAAGCACGACCGGCGCGGGCGCATTCGGCAGAACGGCAATCGGGAACCCGATCAGATCCGAGGTGACTACGGTGTAAGCGTGGTTGTCGTTGAATTGCGGCGTCGCATCGATGAAGACCTTGTACGTCTTCTTGCCGTATGCCGTCGTCGCGCCAGCCGTGGCCTGGATGATCTCGGTTGTCAGCTGGTTGAAGAGGTCGAGCCCTCGGATCAGCACCGGGCCGCCGGTCCCGCTGGCGACGCCCGTGACCCCGACGCCGCGCGCCGTGGCGCACTCGGGAATCAGGAACCGGCCCATGCCGCCCGCCGCCATGGCGGCGACGCCGGTCGGGGCTGGATTGCCATAGTCGTAGAGGCTGTAGCGGTTCGTCGGCCCGATCTCGGCGGCGGCTTGGGCGGTCGCCGCGAAGACGGAGAGCGTGATCTGGCCGTTCGTGGAGTTCCCGAGCGCCGTGATCTGCCCGAACAGCGTCGCGCCTGCGGGTCCGGCTCCGGCGACCGCGAGCCACTGGCCCTTGGCGTAGCGCCAGATGTTCGCGGGCGTCGCGAGCGTGATGATGTTGCTGTTCAGCGTCGTTGCCGCCTTGTCGAGCGCGATGTCGAGACCGACGGCGTTGGCCAGCGTGACGCCGCCGACGATCGCCTGAGTCCCCGGCGCGATGCCAGGGGCGAAGGTGGTCGTGTTCGTCAGCGGCATGCCAATGGAGGCGGCTGCGGCCTGCGCTAGCGTCGCCCCGCCCGCGACGGGAACCGAGTTCACCGTCTGGATGGGAGATGCGAAATAGACCGCCGGGACGGCGCCCGGGTTGATGTTGTCCTTGTTCGACCGCCCGCACGGAATCCCGATGCCGCCCCAGAGGATCGACGGGCCGATCTGCTGCGAATATTCGGCGGGCTGCTGGCCGCTCGGAGCGCCGGTTAGAGGTCCGAGAGCGACGAGCGGCCCAGAGGAGACCGAGGCTGCCATTCTGTCCTCACTGGGTCGGGAACGAGCCCCAGATCGCGCGGAAGTCAAAGTACCCGAACGAGTAGCGCTCATAGCCCTTGACGAGCAAGTTGTCTGAAGTAAAATCGACTTGCATGTCAAGCTCAAAGGCCACGCGCTGCAAGTATAGCAGGCCCTCTTGGTCAGTCATAAGGAACCAAGCGGTCGGCGACGTCAAGTAATCGTGGACAACGAAACCATCCGGAATACCTCCGGAGGTCTCCGGGATCGCGTTGACATCATTGTCGTTCGTGCCCGGTCGGAGACTAGTCTTGAGCAGCCGGATCGCAACTGGCTCAAGCGCGATGGGCACAACCAGCTTGCGGGCGCGGGCCTGCATGCGCAGACCGGCGTTGTCGCGGAAGAGTCCGCGCACCGAGGCCTGGGCATTGAGGAGCGAGGCCTCGTTGAGATCCATATCCACGGGAAATCGATTGGGGACGACTCCGGTGTCGATGGGATGGTTGAGCGAGCACAGCGGCTGCTGATCCCCCAGAATGGTGGGATCGTAGAATGTGGCCATGTTTAGTGGGTAGGCCCCATAGATCTCCTTGGTCTGATTGAAAGACTTCTGAAGACCAAGGTTGGACGGTTGCCACTGTCTCTTATATAAATTATCGTCGATCATCTTTCGTGTGAAAGCATAACCGAGCCCGATTTCTTTGTGGTACTGATTATAGACATACCGTTCGCCAGCTTGATTGTCGAACGTAGTCGGTCCGCCCTCGTTCTTCAGGGCGGCAAGGCCGAGATACCGCATAGACGCGGTGCGCTCGACGCTCATGTAGGACTTATCGACCTTATAGATCTTCGGATAGATCCGATCGATGTCCTTGTACTGCCCAGCGACTTTCCGGAGGCCCGGGAAGAGAAGATCGTAAGCTTGGGCGACTGAGACGGCCATGGTCTATCTCCTCTCAGATGCCCGTCAAGGACTTGTAGTCCTGATTGTTGAAGGTGACGTACCCCCAGTTGTACGGCGTCGTCGGATCCGCGCCGTTGCTCCCCGGCGGGTCGCGGACAAGGTCGACGATGCGGAACGGGAAGGTCGCCGTGACGGCGGGCGGAGAGGTGACGACGTCGAGCGTCGCGCCGGAGCGGCCGGTCTGGGTATTGCCAGAGCCGATCGCGAACTGGGCGTTCATGCCGACCATCGCCAGCGTGAGCTGGCCGTTGGCCTGGACTCTGAAGACGGTCAGCGGGTCGTCGATGATCTTCGCGTGAACGTCGAAGCCGGTGCCGGACAAGACGGCGTCGTTACCGGGCCACCAAGGGGAAGCGATCCACTTCTTCTGCGCGATCGACATGTACTCGCAGCCGATGAAGATACCGCCGATCTGCGTCGCGCCAGGGGCCGCCTGCGCGATGTAGCCGGTCGACAGCTGGACGATCGGATCGTTGGTGAAAATGGGGGTTGGATTGCTGGCGGAAATCCAGCGCCGCGACATCTGGTAGTTGACGGCGGCGCCCAGCCGGTGGCTGTCAGCGAATCCGAAGGGGGCATTTGGGTTCGGCATGACGATCCCTTCCGCGTTATGCGGGGTTCAGGGTTCGCCATCACCGAGCGCCGGACGATGACTTCAGAGATTTCAAGCAAGGGCACGAGCGCCGCACCCTCACCTACCGCCTAGTCGGGAACGCCTATGGGGCCGACGGTGGACCCCACCCGAGGCTGCGTCTTACGATGCTGGTCCCTCGGCGCCGTCCCGGGTGGCGCCTCAGTCAACTTAGCCTCGCTATTACGCACTTGATCGGTGGCCTTACTACGTTCGCGCATCCTGCGCCGATCTGTCAACTCCTTCGGACGCTCCATCAACATCAAGCCGTCGACGATGATGCTCTCATCCGAATATTCAGGAAAGAGAAGCTCCCGGTGGCGGCTGGCCGGAACCGGGCTCCAGCCGCTGCGCAAGAGCTGATTCGTGTAGTGGGGGAAGGTCTTGTTGAAGACCGTGTGGGTCTTCCATTCGTAGGTCCAGCCGGGAGGCGATTCGGCATAGAATCGGTCGAGGTTGACGTCGCTGTCCTCGTCTTCCATGTCGCCGTACTGGGCGCGCAGCTCGGAGATCCTGCGCCGAGCACGCTCCATGTGATCCATGTAGCCGGGGCGAGCCTCTTCCTCGTCGCGGAATCCGGCGCGGCCTGATCCCATGAAGGTCGGGAAGTCGTCGCCGGGGCGGGTGTCAGTCATGATCGGGCTCCCAACATCTTGCCGCGCCCCTGCGCATCGAGCAGTTCGGCGGCGTACTCCTCATCCGACATTCCGAGGACGTCGCGGGCGTGTTCGCGCTGGCGTGGAGTGAGGGCGACGCGCTGGCCGCGTATCTGGCCGGTGCGCAGGCTCGGGGCGTCTGAGCGCGCAGGCGCGCCCATGCTGCGCTGCTGAGCCATCCGTTGACCCTGTCTCGTGTTCATCGGCAGGACTTCTCGCTGCTGTGTTTCGCCCCCGCCAAGCAGCTCTTCCAGCTTGTCGAAATAGGCGTCGGTTTCGGGGATGAGGCCGAGCGTGTTTGTTGCATAGCCGTGCGCGCCGTCGACCTTGTTGATCGCCGCGCGGTCGCGGACCATTTCGGGGTGGCTTCGGATCCACTCTGCGCTCTTCGGGAAGCCTGTACTGTCGAGATGGGACGAGAGATTCCGCACGTTCAGTTGCATCTGCGCGCCAGCGTCTGCCGGTGGCGGCGTGTAGCCTTGGCGCGGCTGGGGCTGCTGACGCTGCTGCGGCTGTTCGACAGCGACGCCTTCGCGCATCTCCATCAGGCGAAGCAGATTGGCGCGCGAATCCGAGATCAGGATTTGGGCCTCTGAAGCGCCCTTGTGGTCGCCGCGATCGAGCGCGGTCTGGAAATAGTGTCGAGCCTGTTCGGAGTCCCGCTTGGCCGATTCGATCGCCTGATCGATCATCGACACGTTGGTCTGGGTGAGGCCGCGTTCGGCCTGGAGGCGGGCTTGGTGCTCGGCCTGGGCGATTTGTTGCAGGCGGGCGGTCTGCTGTTGCTGATTCCCGAGCTGGCGCTTCAGCTCGGCGACGCCCTCATCCTCTTGCGGCTCCGGCGTGGCGCGCATCGGCGGCGCAAGGCCGCCCTCGCCGCCGCGAGGCTGATCCGGTTTCCGGTCGCCCTTGCGGACCGTCTCGCCGCCGATGACGACCGTCTTCGCTCCGAGGCGCTCCTCGGGCGGAACGTCGTCGTCAGGCTCGTCGACGAGCGCGCCGAAAGCCGAGACCTGTTCTGGATCGTCCGTTTCGCGCGCCATTAGAACACCGCATCCGGATGGTCGATCTTTGCCTTGATGTAGACGTCGGGGATGAAGCGGATCTCGCGGTCGCCGATCATGCCCTTGAGGCCGTCGCTCGCCCGGTAGACCACCCAGTCGCCGGGTTCGACATCCTGTCCGTGAAACTTGACCGGGCCGTCGTCGACAAAGGCGCGCGGCCCTTTCTTGAGGACCATGCCGATCTTGCCCTGATAGCGATCCTCGTCGACCGCCTCGGGCGCGATCTCCAACCCGCTCGCGGTGCGCGTGGCGGGCCGGATGTAGAGCGCGACCAGTACTTGCTGATTCATCGGCTCGACGAGTTCGAGTTCCTTGCCGACCGAGCCCCAGATGACGTCGCGGGGATCCTCAACGTGGATCGTTCGGAGTCTATGATGCGCGGGCAATGGGGCCTCTTCCTCGGTCGTCTTCTTCGGCGTTGATTTCGTCTATCCAAGCGCGGACATCGCCAAGCGCACGGAGGTATCCGGCGCGCTTCTGGTAGTCGGGGTAGTCGGTCGCCGAGCCTTGGATCAGCGGGCGCAGCATCTCGCGCTCCTTGGCTTCGATCAGCTCATGGAGCTTGCGGGCGACGAAGATCGACATCGCATCCATCAGGGCTCCAACGCGGTTTCGAATGGCCGATAGCCGCGATCGACAGGATCGGCGGCGATCCCGTGGTAGATTCCGCGCGCGATTTGGCGCTCGGGATCGTCGTCGGTCTCGCTGTACGTGAAGACGACCGTTTCGTTGGGCTTCACGACGATGCCCACACACGTCATCTGCGGGTTCTGATCGCAGAGCCCCGCCGCCTCGCGGAGTCGGTCGCCCAGCTCGCTCACCCTTCCCTCCACGTCGCCGCTTTGACGCTCCACATTTGCGCGCCCTGCGCTTCTGTGACAGCGATCGAGTAGAGGCGATGCTGTTCCGGACCGCTGGCGGACCGGCGCCCGTCATCGCAGAGGTCGATGATCGCCGCATACAGCTCCTTGAGCCGATGCACCATCGGATCGCCCGACGGGTTGAAGGTGAGGCCGACGGCTTTCTCGCCGAAGCTCATCTGTCGTTCTGCTGTCCCGCTATCGCTCATCGCAATTTCAGCTTTCCGTGGTTCTCGCGCTTGGCCTTCTCGATGCGGCCTGGGCCGGAGCCCGCGCCGAACTTCTCGCTGATCCGGCCGCCGCGCGCGCGACCCATGCCCGGAGGCATCATCCCCGGCGGCAGGCCGGGAGGCATCCCCGGCGGTCCGCCAGCGCCGGGAGGTCCGGCCGCGCCGGGGGGTCCGGGCATGCCACCGGGCGGCGGCATTGGCGGGTGAGGAGGAGGCGCCGCCTGCGGGGGCGGCATCGGCGGAGGCGGGGGCGGCATCATCGGATGCGGAGGCATCGGCGGCGGTTGCTGCTGATCGCCCTTGCCGCCGACGATGACGTTGACGACCGTCTTGCCCTTGGCGCCTTTGGCGCGCCCGCCGCGAGCGCGGCCGACCCGACCGCCGCTGCGCTTGTTGTCCGGTGACGCCGGGGCGTTCGGGTCTGTGGAATCGCCGCCCCAGTTCATCGGGTTTATCGATTCCTTGTCCCACTTGCCGATCGAGAACTTTTCGAGCGGCGACATATCTCGGCCATAGCCTTCTTTCGCCTCCCCCCAAGCGGGGGCGTTCTTTGGCAGATATTCGCGATAATCGGGGTCCTGCTGCGGCCCATAGGCCTTGCCGCCTTCGGCGCGCTTGGTTCGGCCGCCCTTGGCGCGGACCAGCGGCAGATCGGCATAGCGGTGCGGGCCAGCATCGGTGACCTCGCCGATGTTGCGCTTGGGTACAGAGCCGCCTTCGGCGCGGCTGACTCGGCCGCCGCCAGCGCGACCGGCACGGCCCATCGACGGCGCCTTCGCGGCTCCGCCTGCGGCGAACGCCGATGAATCGCTCGATCGGGCGGCCTTTCGCCCGTAGTCGTCGGCCATCGCGCCGCTATTCCGGTCGCGTGTGCCGATCCCTGCGCCCGAGACCGCAAACTTTTTCAGTTTGTCGGCCGTGAAAGCGTCCGCTGAATTTTTGCCCATGGCTGAGACCCCGCTTGAGGGCCAGCCTTTCACGGTGCGGTTATTGCGCTATTTGCGTTTCGTGAAAAGGGGCCTATATCTTGCAAATCATGCAAACGCCCCACCAAAACGTCCACCCGGCGCTGCTTGAGGCGGCCAAGAGCGACGGCATCCTGCGAAGGATGATCCGCGAAGGCCTGCCGCTGACCCGCGAGAAGTGGATCAACATGAACTGGCTGGGGCGCCCGCCGCAGCCGTGGACGAGCGAGCACGAAGAGGAAGTGCCCGCGCCCTTCCAGCGGCCCCTTCACGACTCCTAGCGGCCGGACGGCCTCCAGCCAGCTGTGTGCCAGTCCGGCGGCGTGATGCGCGAGTTCCCAGCCTCGTCGTAGATCAGCATCCGTTGCGCGGTCGGAAGGTCGATTTCGCCCAGTTGGTACTGATTCCAGACGTTCTGGACATGGGCGTTGATCTCGGGGTTGGACTTCTCTGACGGGCTCCAGAGGCCGCGCAGCGCCTCCCAGGTGATCGACTGCATTTGGCGCGGCAGAATCCCACGCTCCTCGGCCGCCTTCCGATAGGCCTCGGCGTAAGCGCCGTAGAGACCGTTGGAGCCGGTCGCCGCGCTCTTGCCGCCCGAGCCGCCGAGGCCGATGTCGACGTCTTTGTCCTCGCCCGCCATAGGCCGCAGATTTGCCCCGGCAATCGCGTGCGTATCGACGGTGACGTCGCCCTCGTCCGAGTTCGGCGCGACGATGTTGTTGTAGAAATTCCGCATCTTGTGCCGCTGACCCATCTGTTGGGAGATGGTCGGCATATCCGGGGCGTTGAACGCGGTGATCGCCTTTTCGATCATCTTCATGCTGCCCCACCCGACCTTGGCGTTCGACCCGTCAGTGTTCGTCGCCTTGGGGCCGAATGTGCCATCGGGATTGACGATGTTGTAGTCGCGCGAGTGGTGCGCCTCGTCGTAAGCCCGCAGCCAGAGCGCTTGGGTTTCAGGATCGTTGATCTCGCCAAGCTTCCGGCCACCGTAATCCGAGGTGGGGCGCATGCTCTTGTAGGTCGCCAGCGTGTCGGGATCGCCTTTGGCGAAGGTCTTCGCCCACTTCCACATTTCCGGCGAGAAAGGCGTGTCTTGCTGGGTGTGCATGATGTCCATCACGCGATCGCCGAGCGAGACGTTCTTGAACCAATCCATCTGCGGCGAGAGCGCCGCGTAAACGCCCGAGGTGTTCTCGACCGGACGCCCGTATCGGATCGCTTGCTGGGTCGCGCGGTTGTTGGCGCCGTCGTACCACTGCATCGATCCCGGCCGGATGTCCTCTGGCACGGCGTCGTGAAGGGCGAGAATGTTGCTCTTGAAATAATCGACCAGAGTCGCGTGAGCCTGTTCCGGAGTGGCGTCTGGAGGGATGTTGAGCAAGTTGGTCGGCGCCCAGCGCGTCTTGGGCTTCCCTTTCGCGTCTACCTCGCCTGTCGGCTCCTCCACGTACGGCATCTCGCGCGCGACATTGGCCGTCTTGGCGGCGAGCACCGGATCACTTTGGATCGTGTCGAGGCCGATCTTCGCGGCATTCGAGAGATGCGATTGGTCAGCGACGTCGACTGCCGTCGGCACCCGCGTGGCGATGCGGCCCTCGGGGAACGCCGGGTCGCCGTGGCGCATCCCAGCCATGCCCTCGCCGGATTCCGCGATCGCGCGAATATCGCGGGCGAACCCGGCGGCGGCGGGGACGCCGACCGCCGCCGCCGTCTTGCCGACTCCGCTCTCAAACTTATCGCCCAGCCAGTTCTGCACCTCGCCGAGCTTGTTCATGCCGCTCTGGTAGGCGTCCTCCGCCGCTTGGCCCCAAGCGCCGCCGTAGTACTGCTTCGCGGGCTCCTCGGGGGCAGGAGGCGCGGTGGCGTTCTCGGCGCGCGCCTGCGCCGTTATGCCAGCGAGCGGATTGCTGTCGTAGGGCCGCGTGTCGACGCCCTGAGAAGAGAGCTGGGAGCTGATGCGGACGGACGAGGGCACCGACTGATCCGAGCCTGCATAGTCGTCGTCGTCAGGCGCGCCGCCGTCGGCGAATCCGACCCGGCCGCCGGTCCACTCGCTGCGCTGGGGCGGCGGCTGGCTATAGGGATCATGGAGCGCGTAGCGGGGGTGACTGACAAGCTGGGGCGCCATAAGCGGCGAACCGACGCCTCCGAGCCGCTCGTTTTGCGCGGCGAAGTATTTGTCGGCGAGCGACTTCGCGCCCTGCACCGGGTCCTGCGGCGCCGCCCGCTCGATGAACTCTTCCGGAGGCTCGTCGTAGGGGGACGGGCTCGCCTGGGCGTTTTGCGCGGCCCCGTAGAGCTGTTGATAGCGAGGGCCGCCGACTCCCTGTCCGTCTTGCAGCTCGGGGTGAGCGCGGTACATCGTCCGCGCGATAGAATCGGGGTCTTGGTTGCTGTAGGTCAGGTTCTGGATCGTATCGAGATGATCGTCGGTGAGAGGGGTGAGGTCGGTGACGCCGCCGCCATCGTCGAAGCCAATCCGGCCGCCGCGCGCATAGCCGCCCGCCACTCGCTGGTTGTAGCCCGCTTGGCCCGGTCCAGACGCGCCGCCGACAAAGGTTGTGTTCCCGAGCTTGACGCGGTTCTGCGCGGCGAGGGGCGGCGACCAAGTGGGGTGGCCGCGCATGATGCCGTAATAGTGGGTGGCGCCCCCGGTCGGATCGGGAATTAGGCCTGAATAGGTTTTGTCGACGAGAGCGCCGATGCGCGAGTAGTCGGCGGGCCGGTCTCTATCGAGCGTCGCGATCGCTGGCTGGCCTTCTGTCGCGCGGCCGGTGTTCCAAGGCGAGAACTCATGATAGCCGAGGCGCGGGCTGACCCCCGCAGCCGGGGCCTTGACGACGCCGCTGATTCCCTCGCCGTAGCCGCCAGCTTTGACCCGGTTCAGGATGGCGTGCGCGACGCCAGCTTGCCCGAGTTCGGGCTCGCCTCTCGCCTCGCCGTAGATGGTCTTGATCAAGAGATCGCGGTCGGTTGGGTCGATGTCGCTCTTGAACCCAGGCGGCGCCGCAAACTGGTTCGGCGTCGGCATGGCGTGCTCGGGCCACGCGGAAGCGCTGTTTGGGTTCGCGAGCTGGAACGAATCGGGACCAGACGCGAACGGATCATGGTTGACAGGCTGGACGTCATAGTTGTTCGGCGAATCCGCCATCGCGCCGAACGGGTTTCCCTCGACCGGCTCGACGTCGTAATCGCCGAGATCTTCAGTTGGCACTACCGCAGTGCGCCCGGGTCATACGGAGTGCCCGCTTCGATCGTGCCCTCAGTCGCAGCGTTAGCGCCACTGCTGCTAGCCCCGACAACGACGTCGAGGTTGGCCGTGATCCCGCCCGACTCGGCGGAGACCGTCACGGTTCCGACGGCAACGGCGGACACGACCGCTCTGGTATCGTCGGAATCGTCGGCGTTGACCGTTGCGGTCTGCTCATCGGATGACGACCATGTGATAGCGCCGGGTTTCTCCGCCGGGGCGCCAGCATCATCGGTGTAGGAGATAGCCAAGTCGACACGTTGTCCTAGGGGGAGTTCAACAGCCATTTTCGTTCCTCGCACAGTCCATCCGGCGCCTGAGACTTTCAGTTTGGCCCCCGCCGCTTGGCCGGGTGGCGGCGGGGTATAGGAGTTGGCGAGGATGACCGGGTGGGTCGTGAAGTACGTCGCCGCGCTCGGCTGGTCATCCTCGCCAA